GTCTTCGTCGAGGGTGTCGGGGTTCGGCCAGTACCTCTGGTTTTTCAGTGCCTGAAGTATGTCGTCAGGGGTCATGCTGCTCCTTCGAGGTAGGGGTCGATCCAGTGGGGCCAGATGGTGATGGGGTGGAGTCCGAGTCCGATGGCTGCCCGGTCGGCTGTGTTGTCGGTGAGTCCACGTTCGAACGATCGGTGGAGGGTGCGGGTGGAGATGCGAGTTCGGATAGAGAGTTCGCCGAACTGGTTAGTTCCGGCCGCTTCGAATAGCGGTTGGATAGGCCAGTAGAGCGGCGGGCCGTCTCGTTCGTCTTGTCGGCCTCTGAGTTGTCTCAGGTAATCCCGGTTGGCTTTTTTGCAGAGATCACAGCGGCAGCGATGGTATTTGTAGCCGTTAAGAGTTCCGTGTTTCATCGGCCGTTAACTGTCCACCAGGTAAGGAGTGCTTCGCAGGTGGAGCATTCGGGGCCGTGGTGGTGGCGGTGCAGTTTCATCAGCTCGGCCTCGAGCAGGTTGCCGGCGGTGCGTACCAGTTCAATGTCGGTGGTGGCGATGAATACTTCTGGCATGTCGGGGTTGTGATTCATTAGATCCATCCAAACTTTCGTGAGCAGCCCGGCCACGCTTTGAAGCCGGACGAGGCCAAGACTTTCTCAGCCACTGCGATTTGCTGTTCCCTCGAGGCTTCCCACGGATGGGCGGCGAATTCGCCTCCACCAAAGGACAGCCAGGTCGAGTATGTGCGTTGGTGCATGAATTGGAGGCCGCCTCCGAATCCGTTGCCGGTGTTCGCTGCCCAGTCGCCTCCGGTTTCGCATTGGGCCAAACGATCCCACTGGTCGGCATGATCGGCCGGATTGGAGGGTTGGGTGATGGTTTTGCTGTTGTTTTTGGCAGTTTTCGGAGGGATCGTGCTGGTGGTTGTGACTGTGATGAGGTAGGCGTCGAGGTCGGCCAGCGCGCGCGCTGCATTGTCGGTGAAGTCGTAGCCGACGGCTTGGACCGGTTGCGTTGGTGCCTGTTTGATTTCGGCGGCGACGGGGGCGGTGCAGCGGGCGAAGATGACAGCTGCTGCCAGGAGGAGTGCTACTGCTAGGCAGCCGGCTCCGGTTTCTTTCCAGTGGCTTTCGGTTTCATCCATTGGGGGTTTCCTCGAGTCTTTCTTGTACAGCTGCGACAGAGCACGGCTAGTACTGGTTGTGGGGTCGAGTATTCGTTGGCACATTTTGGGCAGTGCCAGTCCCGATGTTTGTTTGCCGAGGTCACTTCAGGGTTTGGGAGCGGTCGTAGATGGGGAAGGGGACGTTGTCTGGGTCACGTCGAGTCCATGCGGCGAGTTTCTGGGCGATCTGGAAGGCGTCGGCGTGTGTAGCCGATGTTGCCAGGGTGATTCGTTCTGCTCCTTGTGATGCTTCGATGAGAAACAGTTTCCGGTGGTGGTCGTTGCGGATGAGGATGTGTGCTTGGTCCATGTCAGGTCTTTCGGGTTGGTGAAGCAGCCCCACCACAGGTCGGGTTTGTGGTGGGGCTGCTACTGGTCAGGCGCTCGGCTGGGTGTCTGCCAGATAGGCGTCGAGTGCCCTACGGATGAAGGTGGATCGGTTCACTCCGAGACGTTTGGCGGCTTCGTCGATTTGGTCGATGAGCTGCTGGTCGAGTTGTGCGCCGATGAGTCGCTTTCCCATCACATCAAGTCGTCGGCGCTGATTGAGGCCGGCTTGGGTGGCTGGTATTGGGCGACATACTTTTTCGCTGGGTTCAAACCAACTTTGGTGGGCGGCTCGTCTTCCTGATATTTGACTGCCAGGATTCCGCCGGCCTCGAGGTTGCAATCTGCTTTTGTGAGAGCGTCTTTGATTGCCCCAAGCATGAATCCTTTGGCGAAGATTCGTGTTTCCTCTTGGGTGTCTTGGTCGATGCCGGTGAAGACGAACTGCATTTTGGGTTTGCCGTCTGCCCAGGTGATGGGTTCTCCGGTGATGAAGTCGGTTTGTTGCCGTTCTTCAAGTCCGGTGATTTTGATTTTGACCATGTCGCCGATGTTCGGGAACTTGGCAATGTTGCCGCCACCTTTTCGGGTGAGGGCCTCTGCTGCTGTGTTGTCAAATGTCACTGTTGGGTTTCCTTGTCTGTCGGGGAGCCACCTTTAATGGCTGTGACGATGTCACCTTCCAACCGGCAACCGTTCTCATCCCACATGGGGACGAGGTCGAGGTTGTTGATGGCGGTGACGATTCCGAGAGCCGCTTTGGCCTCGGCCTTTCGGAGAGTGCCAAAGGCGTCTCCGAGAGAATGGTGGGGGATCTTTTGGTCGGTCGCATTGTCTAGCACTGTCCATGTCAGCTCGTCATCGCGATGGATGGCAAGGTCGATGATGGCTTGGCAGATCAGGTAGCGACGTTCCGCTGGGATGCCTTGTGGTGGTGAGAGTGCGAGGGTTCGGCCACAGGCTTTGGCGTCGTCAAGAATAGTTTTCACCCAGAGCAGCGCTTCTTCTGCGAGTTCCATTGCCCGGTCGTTGAGACGGTTGACGAGGTCGGTGTGGACGAGCGTGTCGAGGCCGTCGTTAACTGCTCGACGTCTGGTCGACTTTTTGGGTGGCACTGGCGGAGGGTTGAGGTCGGGGAGTGATGAGAAGGGCAGTCCGAGTTCTTTTTCAAGTACGTCGAGTACTCGGGAGATTCCGTCGCCCTGGTCGAGTGTGATTGGGTCCCCTGATTTCAGGGTGGGGTGATCTTCAGGCCAGGCGTCGGCGAGTGCTTGAGCGTGGCCGTCGACGATGATTCGGGAGATCCGGTCGAGGGTGGCGATTCGCCATGGATCGTCGACATGTTGCACTTGTCCCGGCCGCTGACGGCCGTACAGGGCCGCTGTGGCTTGCTGTGGGGTGAATGGGTGGATGGGTGTGTACTTGCGGAGCCGACGAACCTCGAGGGCTGTGTGGAGGGCTTCTGTGCCGGCTTCGAGGTCCAGCCAGTGGAGTTCGGCGAGGCCGGAGCCTGGTTGGCAGTGGATGATGATTCCGGCGGATTTGGAGACGTTCGGCATTGGGTCGCGCACGTCCTCGGAGCCGTCTTTCGCTGGGCCTTGGGTGTAAAGGTTGGAGGCGTTGGCGTAGATGGAGAGTTGGATGGCAAAGCCAAGTCCGCCATATTTCACTGAGGAGCCGGTTTTGAGGTCGGCGATGAAGTTTTCTTCGCCATCGGTGAGGAGGAGGTCGAAGGTTCCGGCGACTTCGATTTCATCGTTCACCACAATCCGTTCGGTCATGCCGTCGACGAAGGACAGTCCAGCGTCGGCGAGAGCGGACATAACGGCTTCGATGTCAGCCTGATAGGGGTCGGGGGCGATGAACGTGGGGTCTTTGAGGCGACGTTCGAGGAGGCCGTGGACAGCGGTGCCGAGATCGCGTCGGACTGTCGCTCCGCCTGCTTCCGACGCGCGCTTCACCAAAGAGTCCAGCGTCTTTTTGTCGTCTTGTGGGGTGGTGGCGACGAGGGCGACGAGGTCTGGTCGGAGTCCGAGTCCGATGGCGGTCATTCGGGAGTTCCATGCCATGAGACTCGAGGAGTCGTCCAGAATCTTGGAAACCGTCGTCGCCCTGGTGTAGCCGACGAGTTTCCCGCCTTGTGGTGGGACGACTTGGTAGCGACCCCAGCGGTCACGTCGAGTTTCCGGTGTCGACTGGTTGAGGCTGTTGATTGTTTCAGGGTCTAGCGTTGTCATTTGGTTTCTCCTGGTCGGGTTGGAGGTTGAGATGTGGCCGTTGGTGTTGTCGCTGTTTGAGCTGCTGGGTGTGTTTGGTATGTGGCAGGCCGGTCGAGGCAGATGGTGGGGTTGGCTGGTGGTGATGTTGCATTCGTGGCCGTGGGCTGTCTACGCCATCGTCTGCAATCAGCCAGGGTTCCTGTTCATGTTTGTCATGTGGCAGTTGGTGAATGGTTGGAACTGTTGGTCATGGTTTCATCGTCTCTGAAACGTGTGACAGTCTGGGCAGCGGCAGCCGACCTCATATCGGCGTGGTGTGCCGTGAGGGGCGTTTGGGAGTTTGATGCCCTGCTCGAGCCGGTAGGCACGTCGGTCCTTTTCGGTCATGCCAGCCCAAATTCCGTACCGCTCAGGGTTGTAGATCACATACTCCCGACACTGGTCGACCACTGGGCAGCTGCTACAGATGGCTTTGGCACGTTTCATCCGAGATGTGTCGCCACGGTTGAGGAAGAACAGGTCGGTTCGGCCTTTGCACGCTGCCCGATCTTTCCAAACGTGCGGGTGTTGATCGGGTTCGTTCACTCGTAGAAGCCGTACTGTTTAAGTGTGGCGTTTTCGGCTTTGAGGTTGGCGATGATTGCTTCGAGGCGTCGGATCTCTTCGAGCTGTGCGGCGATGATGTCGGCGGCGTCGAGGACGAGTTCGAGGTCGACGTCGTCGGTTTCGACGAGTGCTGTGAGTTGCTGACAGAAGATGGTGACGTTCGTTTCGGTCATCGTTTTTTTCCTTCGATGATTGTGATGAGGGTGTCGAGGGTGCAGGTCACATACCAGGAGGCGGGGTTGCCTTTGCCTCGTCGTTTGTGGATGACGATTCCGGTGTCTCGGCCGGCGTTGGTTGCTTGGATGGCGACGTCGTCGACCCAGCCGGCAAGGTCGAGGCGGGCATGGTTTTTGACTTGGATGGCCGGCCAGTTTTTGTCGGGAACCCAAATGTCGCCACGGTCGAGGGTTGCGCCGGCTGGGGCTCGTTCGGCTTCGATACGTCGGACGTTGAGATAGTCGGCGACTGCTCGTTCGGCTGCTGACCCTTTGGCTTTATTCGGGTTACTCACAAATACCCTCCGCTGATAAGCCAAACCCAACTCATCACCAGGGCGACGATGACGAGGATGGCGATGAACGCCACCCAGTCGGTCACCATTTCCGGTTTCTTACTGGCAGGGCGAAGATTGCAGCTGCGACGCCTGCGAACAGGACTGTGAGTCCGAGCACAGGGCCGAGAGCGTCATGTTGGGCGATGTTCTCGACGAGGAATGGGAGAAGCATGAAGACGGTGAGGCCGATGAGGAACTGTCCTGTCTGTTTCATGCTGCACCTTTCGGGGTGTAATCGGTAAAGCGTTGACAGGTTTTCCGATGTTCCAAATAGGAGTCGGTGCCTTGGCTGTCCCGGTCGAAGGATTGTTTGCATAGGAGGCAGCGTATGACGTTTGCTTCGGTCATTGCGGTATCTCCAAGTCTTCCCCGATGAGGACAATGACTGGCGTACCAGTCGGTTCCGCTGCTCTGGCCGTGTTGGCTTTGCGGATCTGATGGGTAATGAGGAGAGCTGCTGGGATGAGACAGATGGCAGTCCACATCAGGAAACCTTCGCAATCTCTGCTTGGAGTCCCTCGATGGTGAGTTCGTTGACGTCGGTGTTTTGGATGTAGAGGCGGATGTTGATGATGGCGTGCCAGAAGTTGTCGTCGTTGGAGAAGTCTTCGGGGTGGAGGGTGTCAACGATTTTTTCGGCGAGGATTTCGGCTTGGACCAGGGCGGTGATGTAGTCGTCTTCGAGCTGGTCGGCGGGTTCGTATTCTTTGTGGATGTGGTCGACGTTGCCGATGATGTTGGCGATTTCTTCGACCTTGTCCTCGGCGTAGATGAGTTCTCGGAGGTTGGTGTCGAGTTCTTTGATTGCTGACATGTCGGGGTTCCTTGTCTGTTGGCTTTTCTTGTGGGTGGGGCGGCTGCTCCACACCAGAAGTTTTAAAGGACGTTTAAAGGAATGTCAAGGATCTTTTTTTGGGGATGCAGAAACCCCAGCCACGGGGCCCGAGAGATGGCTGGTGGCTGGGGTTTCCGGCGTCCGATTCGGTTGTGGTTCTCAGAGTGCGTGGCGGTTCGCCTCGAGGGTCCATTCAACACTCAGGGGAGAGGAGTGTCGTCGTCGAATCGGGGATCAAGACGGTTCGTCGGTCGGTTCGGTGTCGATGGGTGTGAGGTTCCAGCCGATCTGTTCGTTTGTGTCGGTTCGCCATACAGACCAGAGGTGGCCGCCATCGACGATGCCAACATATTCGGTGCGGATAGGTACGGGCTGGTCGGTCATGTGAGCCTCGCGAACGGTACTGTTTGATTATTGCCGACAGGTGGGGTGCCTGTTTGAAAGTCTGACAAGCCGGTGGTGACGCCGTTGATTCGTGGGCTAAGCGCTCCTATTGCTGCACCGCTGAAATGGTTTACGCCCGAAAGGCTGCCGGGTGTAGTTCCGACAACAAGCATTGCCACGCCATAGCGGGTGCCTGCCACAAGATCAAAATAAGCGGGGAAGCCGCCTGCAGTGTCGAAGGATCGGGTATAGGCCGTCGTCGCTGAACTGAAGATTGTGGTGTCGTTTGCTGTGCGTGCGACAAGGGTCGTCGCGTCGTACAATCCGAAACGCGCGAGGGTCAAACCGCTAGACGTTCCAGTACCGCTGATAAAAGTGATTTCCGAAACCGTCATGTCATACGGTGCGGTGAAGTAGGTGCAACGCGCTTGACCGCTAGTGTTTGAGAGACTTGTCAAGGGAAGAAATCGCGGGAATACGTCCAACACTCCGGAAGACATTTGCAAATATTCCAGCGAACGATCTAACGCCACCTTCACACTGTTCGCTGTCGCTGCTGTCGTCGTCGAGTGTGAAGTCGTGGAGTCGGTGAGCTGCAAAACACCGGCAGCCGAAGTTGAACCGGCCGTGACACCAATGTTTGGGCTAGTCGAACTGCCGGAGTTTGTGATCGGTGCGGTTACTGCGACACTTTTCACGGTGTTGTTTATGTCGCCCCAAGCGATGTATTCGTCAGGGTTTCCTGAACCGGTCGCATTGTCAACAACACCCTGGAGGAAGACAACCTTGGAAAGTGTGCTTGTGGCACTTACAGAATTAGACCCATTGATTTGTACGGTTTCGTCACCTGAACTTGCACCAACGATGGTGAGAGTTCCAGTGGTTGTTCTCGACAATTCGAAGGTTCTACCGATTCCGACACCGTTCAAGAGTGGAACGGTCACGGTGATGGGGTCGGCTCCGGAGTCGAAGACAAGAATCTTGTCAATGTCAGAAGCCAACAGGGTATAGGTCGAAGTCGAAACAACTTTGCGTGTTCGTACTGATGAATCCGGTCCTGCGGGGCCTTGCGGTCCTGTCGGACCGGTAGCTCCAACGGGTCCGGCGACTGTGGAGCCGATACCGATGATGGTGTTGGTGTCGATGCGAATAATTCGAGTGTCGCCAACCTGCAAAGTCAGTGCATTGTTCATCGGGTCACATCCCGAATGATTGTGACCTGGCCTGCCAAGATCGTTGTGACCACTGTCGAGTTGGTTTCCTGCAAATCAAATACGGCGAGACCAGGTGTGAGTCCAGCGGTAGTCGCAGCCGGCAGTGTGCAGTTGACCTGGCCGGTAGATCCGGTGCCAACTAGAGCGCAAGTGAACGTGGCGAGAACTGTCGAGGAGTCGGCTGATTCTCGAATCTGGGCGGCGTAGGTTCGTCCCGCCAAGTCAATCGCAGTTCCCGACGAGTTTTGAATGGTGAGGGCGATTGTTTCAGTGTCGCCAGTCCGAATCGTGAGGTTGTATGTGGCAGCCATCATTACGGAAACGTCCTAAATGTGGGCACAACAGATGGGGAATCGACAGGGCCGATTCTGTCTGATGCGATTGAAGTCAACACTGACAGGCCGGCGGCGATGCCGGCTGTGGCGGCCAGTTGTTTCCAGTCGAGGCTCAGCCAATCCATTTGGGAGGCGCCTGCGAGGGCAACCAGTGTTTGTGCAAAGGTTTTGATGGCACGTTCCACAAGCTGCAAGATGAAGACTTTGGTGAACATTACGGTTTCCAATCTGGGCTGGGGTAGTCCTGTTCGTCGGGGAATTCGTGTTCTTCCGGATCGTATTCGACCGGTTCCTCTTCGGGGTGGGTGACGGGGATGATGTCGGGTTCGATGGTGATGGTCATTCTTCCTCCTCCTCTGCCCATTCTTCCTCATCGTCGTCGACGTCGAAAGAGACGGTAATGGCGGCAGGATTGAGAAGTGATCCGTAGAGGCAATCTAGATAGCCGGCGGCGTCGGTGATGGAATCTTTCAACTGTTCGGCGTCAAAGCCGGATTCGAGGCCGTGGGCGATTCGGCTGAGTTTCATACAGATCATAAACAGAATGCCGGCGTTGACGTCGAGGACGTCGTCACCCCAAAGCGAGTTGAAGAGGTTGGTTACGCGCTGGTAGTCCTCCCAGGGCGGGCCGTACGCGCGTCCACGGTCACCATGTACCAGGGCGAAGCCGTCGAGGAGGATTGAGGGCCAGGCGGCGTCGAAGTATTCGTCGACTTCGGGTTCTTCTTCCATGTCGGGTCCTTATGCAGAATGGATGTGTAGGTCGCCCCAGCCTCGAGGGCCGTAGCCGGTCCCGATGCCGAGGGTGAGGAGTCCAGCGGGTGAGTTTTGGCCTGATATGTCAGTCCACCATGAAGAGCCACCATCCATTGCGGGTGCCTGCATAAAAGTCCGTCCGGAAGTCTCTGAGCAGATGAAATGGTGGTAGTGGCCGGTTATGAGGATGTCGGCGTCGGCGATTGGCTGGCGTCCCATTACCTGTCCTTTCCACCAGTTTTCGAGTTTGGCGGCTGGATGACCGGAGGCGCCGGCTTTGTGGCCGTGGGCGAAGGCGACTGGGATGCCGGCAATGTTGAGGACCAGGTTGTTTCCGGATGCGAGGACGGTTGTGCAGCTGCCATACCGTTCCTCATTGGCCTGCAAGATT